CTTCGCTTCCGCTTGTCTCATACGCTCGTCCTCGCTTTGCATTGTCTCTTGGCATTCGTCGTGTTTCGAATTATTTGTGCTGATTTTCGAAAAACAACACATAACCCTAACTCAGAACAAAAGGTTACCACCCGGTGACACCGGTACTAACCCTACCTTCGTCGGTTATTTTCACGCCGCCACCCCCTGCGCAGCCCCTCAAGGGGCTTTGCTGGCTCGCATCTCGCCTATCACCCACCCTACTCCCGCGACCCCCGCTCCCCCGGGTCTTGGGTTCGTAACCTTGCGGTTACGATAGATCACTAGAAGTGACCTAAGGTAATACTACACCGGTATTGTACCCTCCAGGTGACGTTACCGGTTTTTTGCTTAGGTCACTTAAAATACTTCGTATTTTGTTATTTACACTTTCATAACATAATATTGTTCGCCTGCTACAATAATAGCATTTCTGCTTCTCTTTACATTTGGTTTGTTTTTAAACAACGTTGTATCAACACCCAAATATTCCGCATCATTTATAAATAATTGTGATCGTGGTTCATCTAAACGCAAAGCTAAACGTGAAATAGGCCCTCGCCATATTTCATGCGTTGCTTCAAAAATCATACTGCTATGCGTTTGTACTGCATAAGTTATTATGCCTCTGCACCTATCTTTCAAAAACTCCCACTGATAACGATCTTCATCTGTTATTGCTATGCCTTCTGAATACATAGTTTCATTAGCAGCAGCGGGAACACGCTGCCACGGCATACCAGGCTGCACAACATAATTATATGATCTTGGTAATTGTATAGGCTGGACTAGCCTATCACTAAAACTGCGTTTAAATGCATTAATATCGTTATGCAGATTTTCCACTAATGTAATAAAAAATAAATACGTATCGTCGATTAATTCATCCGCCATCATATTATTTGTATTAATTACATCAAAATTAAGCAAAACTCATTCCTGTGTATATATTTCCTTGCACAGGAGTTAAAGGCGTTCCTTGGCTTATTGCCGCCATCGCTTGTTGTATAGATTGAGCATTCGCCGCAGCTTCTGGTGCGGGATGATGACTCGCTACAACATATGCCATTTCGCTTATACTTGGACCTTTACTTGTTCTTGATCTACGTGTTGTAGATCGCTTTCTGTATGTTCTTTTCGCCTTGGGCTTTGTCGCTCTTCGCTTTCTGTATGTTTTCTTTGTAGACTTGCGTTTGGTATATCCAGACTTACGTCTACGCTGAACTCCTTTTTTTTTGTATGTGCGTCGCTTTGTTCCTGCCATGTCCACCGACAAAGATATCGAAAATAACAACGAAGAAAAGCAAACGTTTTAATTAATTGTACATATTTATGGAACAACAACAGTTCCTGCTGAATTAACTAAAGTTGGCGCACCAGAACTACCGTTAAAACTGCTGTTATACTCACAAATATCCAATGAACTTTGAGTTGGAGTACCTGCAGTCCAACCAAGATTTAAAAGTATGCTGTTATCAGTTGCATTTGTCGCAGGCTGTAAACGAATATGAAAAATCCATATAGACGAAGTACTGCTGTCTGTATTCGTAACCCAAGTCGGTGAATCACCACTTGACAAAGTTGCTCCATACATGTCATTTGACCTTGAAAGTTGACCTGTAATCACGGCAGGACTTGCACCCGAATCCGGATTAGCAAACATGGAACCTGTAAATCCTGAACCTTCAGAATTAAACTGAATCTGCACATTTCCCGCAAAATATGCTGGAAAAGTCAATTTAATTGAACCACTTGCTAACGTAACTGCTACATTCAAATTATTCTGTTGTCCTTTCAACAAATTTGCGCCACTAGCTGCGCCAAACGGTAGCAAATATGTTTCACTAGTATTAGAGACAAATAATGCGCGCGTAATTGCTAATCCACGGCCTGTTAAAAACTTTGGTTTCCGTAACAGTACCTTGTATGTAACATAAAGTTCGCCTAAAGTTCCATTTAACATACTTGATGGTATGTTATGCGTCGCCAATTGAAAATTTCCATGATCGTACTCTTTCAAACTTTCGCCAACCAACACTGGGTTCACACGTACATATGAACCTTCAGAACCAGATAATTTGGCTGGATCGCATTCTACACCATGACACAAATCATCTGTTGTTTTAGAACTTTGGCTGCCATAATAAGCAGCCATGCTTGGCTTGTCAGTAAAAACAGGTTGTGACGCATTATAATTCGTTGCAGCAATAATTGTACCTACTTGACCGTTCGATGAATTTACATCTTGAATTGAACTTTGAAAATCAAATACAAGCTGCACAAATTCATACTCCTCATAATTGGCAGCGATTTGAGACAACCAAGGGAATGTTTGTTCCAAACCTGGGTTTAAAGGAAAAGAAGTAACATTAAATGTCCCAGTTGTAGATGGTCCATATATATCTCCAATGTACTCTCTATTACTAATTACAATTGAACCAGTTTCGTCCCCAATTGCGTCGATACTTGGGCTAGATAAATCGCTTCCACTCATTAATTCGTTAGCACTATAAGCACCACGGCCTGAATACATGCCTGAACCAACTAACCTGTTCATCAAACCAGTCGTTACTTTATTAGTGCCTAAAATACGACCTGCTTTTCTTATATCTTTAATAAATTTCATACCAGAATATGCGCCGCGGCCTTCGTACAATCCTCTGCCTCTTAACGCTCTCTTTGCTTCCATTTTTTGTATACCTTCAGCAATAAACGGGTTCTGCATTAAATCCGTTGTGTCAACACTTTGTATTGCCTCTTGATATTGGCGTTTTAACGCACTTTTACGTAAATTATAATCAGTCTTTGATAGCATATTAATTGTACTTAATTACAGCTAATTAATAATATTTGCCTGTACCGGCATATCAAAATGTCTAATTTCCGTTAGTCTACGTAAAAACTGACCAATAGGCTCATTGAGCTCAGCAAAAGCCATTTCAGGAGAAAAAGGACTTGTGAATATAATGCGCTTCGCACTGAACTCGCAAAAACCTCCCTTGTTTTGCACTTGCATCTTATACCGATCAGTAAGACGCAGCAAGTAAGCGAAACTGACATCATTATTCCGAGGATCGAAGCGAAAATCGTCAATAATGACATCACTCTCACCGTGATAATTATCCCACCATTTTGTTGCACCATCCTTATAATATGCGTCTGGCATTAATTCTGCAGCAGTTCGACTTTTACCTGCGCCTGTTGGGCCCCAAAACCACATTACTTCCATTGGCCAATTTCTTGGTTGCTGATACATGGACTGATAATTTCGGATTCCTCCAAAATATCTAATAACTTGGCCGGGATACAATTCTCCAATTCTTCGCATTGAGGATCCTTCTCTTGCAAGTCGCGCAACCTCTTCCAAATCGGTGCGCTTTCCTTGGGAAGATCGAGGCTCACCCCTCCACTCTCCGTAAGTGATTCGCTCAGATCCACCAACTCTTGTGTCTTCCTTTTCCGTATACTCTTTGGCTTGAGTAAACGTGGAGAAAGGACTTTTGGCCTCCAAGTGCGGACTAAAAGTAAGTCCAGGCGTGAAATGAAATAATTTAACCACGCTGGAGAGAGTTCTGCGACTAGAAACCTCAAAATAAAATTGGAGGTGTTTCGTGCCCGTTCTTTCCCCCATCTCAAACTGTCCACTGAAGTAGTCAATTTTCGGAAAGAGGTACTGATTAAGATATTCCACAAGCAAAGCATGCGGCTCAGGAGGATTGTTCCATGTTCCAACCCATCCGAACCTATCGTTTGGTTGAAAACTACGTCCTCGGGTTCTTCGCCTTTCGGCAACCCTACCGGTCCGAACCCTACCTGAGTCGTCCCCTCGGGGTGACACATCCTCGCTTCCAACAGTTTCAGTCGTCGTTGACTCGCAGATACTCCTTGCTCCATCAAATCCTGCTTCAGATCGTTCATCCTCGCTCTCTCCTTCGCTTCCGCTTGTCTCATACGCTCGTCCTCGCTTTGCATTGTCTCTTGGCATTCGTCGTGTTTCGAATTATTTGTGCTGATTTTCGAAAAACAACACATAACCCTAACTCAGAACAAA